GTGACCGGTTAGCGCCACCGCCTCTGCATCTGATGCATAGCCCAACGGCCACGGGTACCCAGATGCTTGAGCAGTATTGCGGTACAGGTCTGAGGTATTCACGGCAATAATGTCCGTATTTTTGATGCCCTCTGATAGCACTAGGTCGCGCACTTTGTACCAGTTTGCGCTTTTGTTAGGCGTGTTGATATACGTAGATGGAGACGGCGAATGCAGGATTGGAGTGATGCCCGAATCGATCGCTTTGGACTGAATGCGCAGCCACGTACGCCAAATTGCTTGCCAATGTCCTGCAACATCACTGGCATTAAGATCGTTGATCCACGGATCGAATACACAAAATACCGCCGCGCCATCCGCTAGTTGTATAGCGCGACGGAATAACACATCGCATGCAGCATCAATGACGTTAATCAGCGTTTGCCCGCTAGCGCCATATATGCCGTTGGTGAACTTGCTGGTAGACAACGGCGTAATTTGAGCAGCCGGAATGTCGCACAGCAAATAATCAAATGTACATAACGTTAGCGCGTTGAAATACAACAGATGACTGACCGCAGTGACGCCCGCATTAGTAGACCCACCGGCAGTCACATTGCCGGACGTCGCGCTGTAAAACGCATCAATGGTCGGAGAGTCCTGCGCTATAAAGCTGTGGCCTATTGCAATCAAAATAGGCCGCTTATTAGCCCCAGTCTCGCCTGCTAGCGGACGCAATAAACCATTTGCACAAACAAAATCTATATTATTAATCCTCACCAGTCCATTGCCGTACCTTACAGCCCCGCCGTCCGCATCAAAGTCGGCCCGGCTGTCGTATTCCCAAACTCCCCTCGCGACTCGCTTACCCATACCGCCCCCTACGCAATCCGCTCAGATATATTGCTCATAATGGTGATCTTGCTTTCACCATCGCCAAAACCTACCGGTTCCGTGACGAACGCTTCGCTCATCATGTACACGTGGCCGTCTTGCAGACGGATGATTACGTCTTCACCGGCCACCGCGTTCAACGCATCCATATCGATACCGCTTTGCAGGTTGATATTTAGCTCCAGCGAGGCCGGCTTGCTGGCCGTGATGTAACCGCCGTCGGTAGGCAGGCGGCCGGCTTTGTGCTGACGCGTCAAGCCAGATGGGGTAAACGTGCCGGGGTTTTCCCCCAGCGGCAACTTTCCGATAGACGGCACCGACACGGTGCGGATGTTGTTTAATTGGGCCATGTGTCAATCTCCAATAAAGTGTCGTTAAACGCGCTTCACAAACTGCGCGCGGCCAGCCAGTATCTTGAATGGCGACAATGGCACCGGCGTATCGCGGAAGTTAAAGCGGCTGGGGTTGAGCGGGTCTTGTTCGACATACAAATTGGCCTTGTAATAATCGTACTTTTGGCACCAACCGAATTCGCGTACCAGCACATTTTGGTAATGGCTCAACAACAAGGCGGTGACCGAATCTTTAGTAGTAATGCGCAACCCTGGCTTATAGCCCTCGTCATTCTCAGCCGCCGCCGTGCCAGTAAACTTGCGTTTGGCTGCGGCAATTTGTGACTCGCGGATACGCTCCATCACTTCCGGCGTATTGATGTCCAGGTATGCGTCGTCGGCGCTGCCATCGGGCCGGTATTGATGCATGGTAATCAAGCTCTTGATGTAGCATGAGCCATCCTTAGCTACCTTCATCACCGACATTCCCTTAAACAGCAGGCTGTTGGCGGTCGGGAAATCATCGAAATACGTCACGCCGACCATGCCGGTCAACTGGATATCTTCCAGAGATTCGACCGGGTTGTTGTAAAGCTGCGGGCCTGCGGCCGCTGCCAACATAGCGGCACTCTCCCAGGTGGTGGTTGGGTTAATCTCCAACGCTAAATCACAGATGTGCTCGTAGTTTTTGGTTTCGCCAAACGCCATTACTGCGGCTGCATCACCACGATACGTGGTAAAGGCTCTAAAGCCGCCTTGCACGGGCGGCTGGTACCGGCGCTGGCTTTCGGTGTGCCAGGCTGCCAGCGTGGCAGCATCGTTAATACCCAGGGCAATGTAGCGATACCGACGGTTGCTACCAATGATGGTTGCCAAATTGCCGGGTGCAGGGTCGCCCGATCCACCGGACATGGCAGTAATGGTCAGCCCTAAGCCGGCCGGTTTGATTTCGCCGTACAGGTTCAAACGGATGTCGATGTTGTTGCCGCATGTGCCTTTGTGGCGGGCGGTCAATGTTACCGTGCTGCCTATAACCGCAGCCGTCACCGGTATGTCCAAATCGGTAAACGCCGCGTTAATGGCTGTGGCAATTTGCGCCGTGGTCATACCGGTGGTGATGCCCACATCGATCAGTTTGCCAGCTACATAAATCGCCAGAGTGCCGTTGGCAGTAGCGGCGGCCGTCACTACAATCGTGCCGGTAGCGGCGACGCCGGCGGGATTGTCTGAATAGGGCAAAACATACACGTCAAACACTTCATCTATTGCCCGGTAACGCGCGGCCATCTGTGCCAGCATAGAGCCAACTCCGCATTTTTGCTGAGCATCGAATACCGAGGTAATGCGGACAATTTCGCCCGCTGCTGCCGTGCCCGCCGCCAGTTTTTGGCCGACCAGCAACACAGCCGGAATATCGTCGCCCAGCCCGGCCTGGCTGCCGTCGATCTCGACGTAAACGCCCGGATAGCGCAACGAGGCGGGAATGTAATCAAATGCCATGCTCATAATGCAGGTGCTCCTATGTAATTCAGGCTGTCGTAGGGGCCTGGATCGGGTAAATAGTTGGTAATCAGGGCGTTAAATCTGTATCGATCAGCCCAGTAAATATCGGTCGCGGTGTACTCCATGACTCGCCCGCCTTTGAATTTGATAGGCTTGACGTCGGCTGCGACCTCCCACCCCTGCAACGCTTTACGCACAGCGTGGCGATAATCCAGCAACACATCGTCAGTTTCGCCTGCGCGTTGAGTGCGAATGTTCTCTATCGCAATCACGGCATCGAATGCCAAATCCATATCCTCGGCGCGGCCTTCCGTATCCACGGAATCCGATTTGTCGGATGCACGTATTAACCATATGGCCGGCACCGGCAGCGCTTTCGGGTCAATCTGAGCAAATTCGGCCGCCATGCCGAAATCGCGAAACCAGGCATGGGTAAAATCCGACGGCTTAGTTCTCAGGTGGTCAAGCACGGGCGTCAGCGAGATCATTACCAGTCCTCGATCACGGTCGATGTGCTGCCATAGCGTCGGCTTGAGCTTTCAAACTGCACCAAGTCTTCGGATATAACCGGATCAAGCGGGCCAGGCGGCGGTGCCGGTACCAAGTCCAGTTCGCCGCGTTTGAACATCTTGATCATGTCCATCACGCCGTCGTAAGCCTTTTGCACTTCGGCTGTCATGCGCTCCGCGCCTTGCAGATAAAACAATGCGATAGTCGATGCCATCCGTGCCAGCAAACTGGTTTGGGTGCCGTCCGGCACACCGGCACCGATCAACACCTGCTCGGCATCATTCAGCGCGGTGTCGATAGCATCCAATGCCAGAGTCAACGCGACCTGTTCATCAGCGGTGTAGCCGGTCAAGTCGCCACCGTCGATGGCAACCCGCAGCGCCGCTTCCGGCGGCATGGTCTTATCGGCCGGCACCGCCAGTTGCGCTAAGCGGCGGGCATTGCTGCGGGCCAGTAGATCGGCGCGGGTGGCGAAGGGCATTAGCCGGCTACCGCTTGGGTTTTAACTTGGTTCCAGGCTTGGTCGCGTTCAGCGGCCAGCACTTTGAAACCGGCCAACGCAGACACAGCATCGATAACCGGCTTACCATCGCTTAACCAGTGCTCGGCGTTGTTGGGGTCGAGTTGTGCAATGGCCACTTTGATCGTTTCGAGACGGGTATCAACATGCGCTTCAGCTACCGAGGCTTGCTTCGTTTTGGCAGCGGATAACTCGGCCCCGGCTTCATCCTGGATGGCCTGGGTTTCCTGTTGACTACCAGGAATTTTCCCTGCGTCAGTACCACTGGTGGCTTCCGGCGCATCGGAGGTTGAATCGGATGGGTCATTAATAACCCCGTTAAGGCCAGAATCTTTAACATCGTTTATCTCCGTTGCCTGCCCATCAGCAGCGGACGCCGTGCCTACTTGCTCACTATCTCCTTGTGCGGCGTCCGCCGAGTCCTGCTGCGCTGTGCTCTCGGTGGGTTGTATGGAGTTGCCGCTGGCTTCCGGCGCAGCGGTTTGGACGGCGGCGGCCACCTCAACCAACACGGTCGGGGTTTCGCTCACTTCCAGATAGGGGTCTTCTTCCAGCGCGGCGCGGGTGGCGGCGTCGATGTCTTCCAGCTCTTTCCAGGTCTGGGTAAACTCAATCGCGCAACGGTGGCGCTTGCTGATTTGGCTGCGTGGATTAACGCGGACATAAACTTTGGGCATTTCAGTCTCCTAATGCGGGCAATCAAATCGGCGCTTACGCTACCCAGGGGGTAACCAGCAGCTCGACCTTTTTGTAGTTGATGTTGTCTTCGCCGGTCGCGAGCGTGCGTTTGGTCAGCAGATTTTCAGCGGCGACACGATTGGTTGGCCCGCAAACCAGCAGATTAGGCACCGTGCCCAACTTGATACCGCCGTCACCAGTTTGGGCCAGCATCCGGTCGTAAAGGGCGGCAAAGTTGGTGGCGTCCAGCGTGGCTTTACTGCCGTAGCAGCATTGCCAGAAACCATAAGCCGCCGCTCCGCGCCACCGGCCGCCAAAACTGAACACGTCGTTTTCGAAGACATTGGTAGACTGGTTGGCATTAGTTTGCGACTCCAGCGTAGCCGGCACGCGCTCTTGTAAGATCAATGCCGGTGCATTGGGCGCGAACAAATACCAAGGCGCGCCGGCACCGGCTTGAATATTCGAGGTGGCGGTAACCGCACCGGTACCGTCAGTGTTGGCATACACCGGGTGATCGGTATCGAAAAAGAACTGGTCGTCGTAACAGTTGGTAGACCAGCCGGCCAGCAAGGCCGAGAACATGATTTCATCCATCAGCCGAGAGGCTGCTTCGCCGTGACCATAAGCCACTGTGGCGTAATGACCGAAATCATCGTCTTCCACGTCGGTACGTTGCACATCAATAGTGGCCTCGTACTTATCGTTGGTGACGGTATAGGCTTTTTCGGCAATCGCTTTGTGTAGCCGCGAACCGACCCACTTCCTAAATGAAGGCCATTGCGTCAACCAGGCATACGTTGAGCTTTTGCTGGTGGATTTCATCAACCGGGCAATCATTTTCCAGTTGCTGGGTGTAGCGACCAGGCCTTTATCGAAATTGGCCTGGAGCGTGGTTTTCAGTGCGTCGATTTGCGCTTGTGTCAGCATCGTTTGCTCCTAATGTAAATGACGGTGCCGGCAGTTAGCGGGCGTGTTTTTTCTGTGCCGCGAGGTATTCCTCTTCGGTCACGCCCATCTTGTCGGCGATAGCCTTTTGTTCGGCAGTCAGCGCGGCAGTACCGGTGGTATGGCCGTCGCCGGCCTGGCGTTGGGTGATGGGCAGCGGTCCGGTGGTTTCGAAATACTCGGTCAGGGCGGCGATGGTTTGCTTTTCCGCCCAAGGCTTTAAGGCCGGCGCCAATCGACCATCGGTCAAAGCAGCGGTGATCAGGTCGGTTTTTTTCTGCACTTCGGCAGCGGCCTTGTCATCGTTGATTTGCTTGGTCAACGCAGCCAGTTCGCCGACCACCGCGTCGTGCTCGGCGGTCAATGCGGCCAGCTGGGTTTTCAGCGTGTTGCGTTCGGCGGTTAATGACGCCAGGGCGGTTTCGGTGTTGGCGTGCGTCACGCGCAGCGCCGCTAGCTCTTCTTGCGGTGTGGCCATATCGGTATGCTCCGGATTGGGGTCGGGTAGGGAAAAACGTTTGTTTAATGCCGCCATGCCTTCTTCGCCCAGATCATCCAGGCCGTCGATGGCGGGGGTATTGGTTAAAGCCACGCTGACCACATCCAGCACCTCGCCGGTGCCGCTGTAGTACCAAAACACCGCACTGATGTAGCGGTACTCTTTATCGGTGATGCGTTGCTTGGCGGTTTTGGTCCAGTCCACGCCTACCGCGTATAGGCCTTTGCCATCGCGCCATTGCATGTCATGAAACCAGCCAGCGGCGATAACGGGTTGACCGTTCCATTCGGCGCGCAGGGATTGATGTTCGTAGTCGATGAGGGTGTCGTTCTTACGGTCGCGCAGACGTTGAATCACGCTGGCGGCAATCGTGGCGTCCAGCAGCCAGGCTTCACAATCTTCCGGCCTGCCATCGGCGGCACGGAAAGGACCGACCGGCAATAAATGCGCTTCGCCGGGCACAGCACCATCGGCGGCGATTTCGAAGGCAAGCGATGCAAGTTTGACGGCGGGCTTGGACATGAC